GCTGAGAAAAATCCATGGCACGCTTATTCTCTTCGCGCTGAAAATCCATTTGAGATTGACTCATAGCTTGATTAGCCTGGTTAGCACTAGTGGTTCCCATATAGGAACCAATAGCACCAGCAGCACCACCAAGTAATGGAGCAATCGGAGAAACCGCTTGAATAATTGGTTTAGCAACAGATGAAATCACATTACCAATTCCACTAAATAAACCCATAACTAACGCCCTTCGGTTGTTTCCTCACTACTCCTTTCGGAGTAGTCGAGGTATATAAAACATTAGAAATGATCGATAAGACCAGGAACACTATACAACGGCATAGGACGAGCCATCTTACAGTCAAAAAACGCATCCATAAGAAATTGCTGACCATTAGCAGCAGCACCAACAGCAGTAGTACGTTCAACAGGAGGAGTCTCCTGAATAAACGTAGTATTCAATGTAGGTAGAGAAGTAAACTTCTGAGCATAATGCCAAGCATCAATAGTACCGGCAGAAGTAGAACGCATCAAACCAGTGATCTGTGAAGGCTTATAACGGTATTCGGCCCAACGTTCTTGGTAACCAAAAACGTTATTATCGGCAGCAGTACCTTGAACATAAATCTCTTTGTTCAAAATAGCCTGTTCACCTAACGTAGCAAAAACAGGGAAATAAAAATCATAACGTGTAGATCTAGACCACATCTTAGGTAAACCCTGTTGATATGTTAAATCAGCACGAACAGAACACATACCAATTATGTATCCATGTTCTTGAGCAGCATACGTAAAGCCGTGTCCCTGAGCCAGTGCAGTACCCATTGCAGCAAGGTTACCTTGCGGAGTAGAAGAACCAGTAACTGACGTTGCAGAAGTTTGAGCAATCGGGTTAATGTTGACATAAGTCGAACCACCACCAATATATTCAGGACGTTGTAAACGATAGTCCTGAGGAACAACACCAAAATGCGCACGAAGAATCTCAGTGTAACGAGTACCACCACGAGCATCACGCTCTAACAACTTCTGAATCTGGAATGATTGACGAAGTTGATTAATAGTAGCAGAAGTAGCCTGTGATAAATCAGCATACAAATTAGAAGGATAAATTCCAGGAAAACCCAAATCAGCAGTTAAAGCACCTTGATGGGTATTACCAGCACCATCAATACGAGGAGTAGCACCAGTAACAGTAGAACCTGAAGTATCACGCCAACGTAATGGATATGGAGAAACGTGTGAATTAACAAGACCAGGTACAACAGGTGCATAAGAACCTAAAGGTAAAGTTACAGACTGACCCTTTTGAGGCCAAGGTAAAGCACCAGTAAAATAATCTTTACGTTTACCACGACGTAACATTGTGTAATCAGCGGGAACATCCCCTGAATCCCCTTTACGAACGGTAACGGAATTTTGCAAATTCTCGTCTCTAAACCATTCGTTATAAATCAAATTATAAGCACGCAAAGGCAAAGCATTATGCGTAACAGTATTAGATCCTGTAATCTGACCAGCAGTTGGAAGACCTAAATGGTCGAATAAAGAACCAACAGCGTAACCGCCAGCGGTAGATGTAATAGTAGGAACAACATAAGAAGTAGAATCTCCTGGGTTCGCTTGCTCACCCATAAACTTAACCCAATTATCCCAAACTAAACGGTTAGGGACAAAAAAGAAAAAAGTATCAAGATGTAAATTATCCATAACAGGAAATAAAGGCGTTGCTAAACGAGCAAACGCAGTCATTCTGACATTGTGTGTATCGCCAGGCAATACTTCATCACAATAAATAGGAACTAAAAAACCAGAATCAAAAGTGGTTTTATGAGCATACTGCGTATTAAAACTAGAGCGGGGAATATCCGCTTTAGGAATCATAGCAAACTGATGTGTACTAACAGACTTATTGCGATGCATAACTATCTCCCGTAGTTCCGTACCACTCTTTCGAGTGATACGGTATATAAAAAACATTACTCGCCTTCGCGAATCATAACCTCTTTTGCACGAGCTACCAACTTAGGGATTTCCAGTAGTTCAAACCTACCAGTAGCATCATCAAAAAGACCTAAATAATACAAATGAAAATCATCAGGATGCTTATATAACTGATTATCGTCTGAAGAACGATTAACCTCATCCTGAAACTGACGTAAAGCTACACCCTCAGTAGCAACATAAGCTGGACGACCATAAGCGTCTGCAGCGGTATCTTTAATAGAAACAATAACCATCTTCATAAAAACTCCTTAAATAGTACGTTTTAAAAGCGATAACTTAGCCAACGCAACCTTTTCCTTAACGGCAAGACGCTCAAGCGTGTTATCTTCATGCCGAGAGCGACCATCCATCTCTCTGGCAAATTGGATCATATCAAACTGATCCGGAAACTTCAACTTAAATTTATTATCATAAAAACGAGGTGGACGGCACTTCTTGCCACGCACCACAACATGGTCTTCTGTATAAACATCAGACATGAACTTATCCAACCAAGCCTGACCAATGCCAGGCTTAAGAGACATTTTGTTAAACTCAGACTTACGCTGAATTAACTCACCAGTCTCTAAATCACAATACTGATAATGGGCACCCGCATCAACCACTTCGTGGTTTTCATTGACAGTAACCCCATTAATCTTCTTCATAATATATCTTGCAACATAAGCAGCAGACTCAAAGTTAACATCACCAATTGTAGAATAGCCAAACGGCCACAATTCTTCCAAAATCTCTGACGTATAGAGGATAGAGCCAGTCTGCGTTCTCTTAAATATTTTCTTATCCGAAAAATCAATGCCAAACAAACAAGCATGGAAATGAGGACGATCAAAAGATTCACCATATTCACCTGCCATATAAAAGCGTATCGTTTTTCCAGTAAAACGCTTACGCAACCGCTTCATAAAAAGCTGATAGTCTTCATAATTCAAAGACATATCCTTAGGACAATGCTCTGGAGCATATGTCAACGTAATAAAACAATTACTCGTATGCATTTGTGCCTCATGCATACAACGAATCGCCCACTGACGTGAGCGTTCAAGGCGACAACCAACACATTGACCACACGGCAACGATAAAGTACGGATTACATCCGCACCAGGTATTTCACGCCAAATTATAGAACGATCACTGCATTGATAAGCCGTTAAGGGCTTATAGCATGCCATTAAAGTCTAAAACCGCCACGCTGTGGAGCATTACGCATATTGATAGACTTAGTTCTAGTAGTCTGAGATCTAAATGATCTTGCAGACTTATATTTATTTAAAGGCTTTCTTCTTAACATGTTGCACTCCGTAGTAGGTAAAAGTAGCTAGTTGGTGTCACCTAGCACAGTTACATCAAGTAGAGTAACTGTGCTGGCTGCGAGTTTCACTCCGCAGCCTTAGGTGTTTCTGTAGAAACGATTGGTTCAGCCACCGGCTGACCATCAATAAGACCCAATTGAATCGCTTCAAGACGATTCTCATCATTTTCAAGAAATTCAAGTAATTTGACAGGGTCATGGTCAAATCTTACTCTTAATTTCGCTGGCAGAGCCATAAAATCGTCCATAGTGGCATTTATTTGGTTCAATGCACTATGGTAGTCGGTTACACCGCTAAAATCGCCGTATTGAGGCGATATAGGGTTTTGGGGTAATTCACCGGTTACGCCAAAACGTTCAACAATAACGTTAATATCACATTCATCTTTCATGTGTTGTTGAGCCAAACTTGGATCTTCACAACACAAAGAAGAAGCGTTAGACGCTTCATCACGATCATAATTGTACGGATCGCGCACAAAAGGTTTAACAATCTTAGTCATAATTACCTCACTCGTTTAATAGGAATACCGCTTCCAAGTTTCAAAGCACCAAATGCGGAAGCTGCATCTCTCACAGCTTGGCCGCCATCTCTTGCAACAAATGGCGCAATGCCAAATTTATCATAATATCTTCCCTCTGCGGAAGATTTCGGATGTAATTGTTCCTCACGTTTAGCTATCGCAGTATTCATACGTGAAACAACATCCGCAGCATACGTTTGAGCAGCAGTAAGTTTAGTCTGCTCAGGTATTAGCTTAGAAGTTAATATCTTATTAACCGTATCAGCGTCCATATTAGCAGTAGAAGCATCAGTATGAGCTTGCTGCGACATCATATTTTGGACTTGTTGCATACCGGTTACATAATTAATACCGGTTTGCATAGAAGAAGTGGCAGAGTTAACAGCGTTGCCTAACGCACTCTGCATAGTAGCGGTAGAACCGCCAGAAGAAACACCTTGTGGAGCAGAAGCTCCACCGTGTTGATAAGCTAACATAGGATTAACACCGGCAGCCTTTAAATCAGCAATACCACGTTGATAAGCAGTATCTGCCATATGCTGAGAAAAATCCATGGCACGCTTATTCTCTTCGCGCTGAAAATCCATTTGAGATTGACTCATAGCTTGGTTAGCCTGATTAGCACTGGTGGTTCCCATATAAGAACCAATAGCACCGGCAGCACCACCAAGTAATGGGGCAATCGGAGAAACCGCTTGAATAATTGGTTTAGCGACAGATGAAATCACATTACCAATTCCACTAAATAAACCCATAACTAACGCCCTTCGGTTGTTTCCTCACTACTCCTTTCGGAGTAGTCGAGGTATATAAAACATTAGAAATGATCGATAAGACCAGG